GCGGCAGAGGTGCTGTCTTAGTCCAAATCATTTATCGAAAAGCCTCAATAAAAAAGCCCCTCACGAGGAGGGGCATACACTTGCAGTTTTTGGACTAGTGGGAGTCTTCAGTCAGAGTGAAATCACCGGCGAAGATTGCCAGCGGATTTTCCACGGCAAAGCCAAGACGACGGTTTACACGCAGGGTGTAGAGCATTGACTTGAAGTTCTCGCCATCCTGATCTGAGATTCTGAAGTTCAGAGCCTCACGGTCATAGATGGTGGCACCAAGGTTGAAGTTACCTAAGATGTACTTGCCTGATGCAACAAGCGGAGTAGTCATCACAGGAACTCCCCACAGGCTCTTGGTAGCAAGAGACTGAGGACCGCCTAAGATATAGTTGCCCTTCTTGTCCTTCAGCAGGCAGAGTCCTACCCAATCATTTGGATTGAGGAGGAATCTTTCAGGAACAATGTACTGTTTTTCAAATTCATTTTTGATCAGCAGTGCCAGGTCAAACAGATTTGCATCTGAGGCTGGCAGTCCCTGACGAGCGTCGGCAGTCTTATCGGTGTAGTTACCTGATTTCAGAAGACCGCCCAGCTGACCTGAACCGGTGCCGTTGATGAGCTGATTTTCAACGTTTAGCTGTAACTTATACTGCATCTTGGTATTTACGTATGCAGCAAAAGCCTGCTCATTGGTGATTAACTGGTGAGTTACAACAGAGTAAGCACCGATGTTAACGCAGTTTGCAGTTGCCAGAGATGACTTGCCAAACTTGGTCTCACCAAGCTTTGAACCTTCAGCGGTTACAGCTGAACCATCGGTGAAGGTTCCTTCCTTCAGATATTCAATAGCATCAACGGTTACAGGGATGTGAGGGAACAGAGTCTCAATCTGTAAAGGCTGATCAGGCATGGTAACCATACCGGCCTTGAAGTAAGGAGCGGTAATAGTAGTGCGAGAAACAGAGTTTGAAGCACCAGAAGAGTGGATAGTATCAGACTTGGTTGATACCTCGAATGATACAGTACCTGCCTGATAGTTCTTGACGGCCTCGTTAGAAGCGGCAAGTTCACCGACAGACTTCAGTGATTCAGCCTGAGCATCAGCCATAGATTTAGCTGAAGACATAGCCTGAGACACTTCCTGTAACTGCTGAGCAAATTTAACCTGCTCCTCACCCATTTTCTTGATTTCGTCCTCAAGAGCCTTCTGAGAAACCTTGTTCTCACCAAACTCTTTCTGAACGTTCTTGATATTGTCCTCAATGCGATCCAAGGACTTGATTAACTCTGCATTTTCATTTTCTACAGACATAATATTTCCTTCTTAGTTAATGGTTAGTTGAGATATACGATTTAGGCGCTCGGCCAGTTCTTTGTTTGCGTTCGCTCTGTTGTCAGAATCGCTCTGATTTCCAAATAAACGCTTTGCCTGACTGATTAAAGTCATAGCTTCTTTATGAGATGCGCCTAAATCTCTTAGTGCATTCTCAAAATCCCGTACTGTTGAAAGCCCTTTGATATTGGTCAGAGTTGCTTTCTGTTCACATGGAATGGTTACGATTGAAACTTCCGGAAGTCTCATCACATTCTTGATAAGTCTGGTGCCGTTTTCCATCTTTTCAGCATCAGCCTTCTTAAACTGGATGTTTACGGACAGACCGTTCAGGGAGCCAAACTTCAGAGAACTGTAGATATCTTTTGCTTCATCAAGCTCAAGATTGAGCTGACCTTTAATCAGCAGTCCCTTATCGTCAGCTTCCATTGAGGTCCATTTGCCGATAGGCAGTCCCCAGGAATCGTGATTGAAGAACATCTTCGGCATTTCGCCACCTTCAAGAATGTTCTTGTAGGCATCAGGATGAATAGTGTCACCCACTGAATCCACAGAGTTGAATACGGAGGCATAGCCTTCAACGTATCCGGCATCACCGTCTGCAGCCTTAAGCTCAGACTGAATCATCTTAATTTCTTCGTTCATTGTGCTGTTGCCCTCGTACTTATTGGAGTCTGAGGAGTCTGTGTAGCGTTGGTGCTCCCCAACATTGACAGTGGTTGTAAATTGTTCTGCGCGGTAAGTGCATCGCCGTCCTTAACAGGTGGCAGACCTTCCTCACGTCTGACTTCATTGCGTGTCTTCCAGCCGTTCTGAACCGCCTGCGCATTGATACTGGAGCGGTCTTTATCTGAGGCTCGATTTAGGAATGACAGCTTAAAACGTATCTGATGGTTGTACTTCTCGGTCTGACCCGGTACACGCTTCATGATGGCCTGCTCAAGACTGATACACATCGGCAGAATCGTGGACTTGTAGAAGTTTGCCGTGACCTGCTCAAGGTTGGATCCCGGTGCACCCCCGTCACTGTTGACCAGCGCACTTGGTACACCGAACCAGCGGCAGATTTCTTCAACCGAAAACTTACGGGTCTCAAGTAACTGAGTCTCGGCAGGAGAAAGTGTCAACTGCTCAAAATGCAGATTGGCAGGCAGTACAGGAATACCGCCTTTTGCCAGGGCTAAAAACTGCTCATTGATTTCCTCTTTCTGCTTTGGATTGATGACGTTATCAGCCGATAAAATACCCTTCATTTTGCCCTTTGAGGTGAAGGAATCGTTGGCAAGTTCCTGAGCGGCGGCACTTTCAGTCAGTGATGAGGCCATATACTCAAGTTTTGACAGTCCCATGACTCCGTTGCCCATGCACTTCCAGTGCAGTACTTCGGAGGCAGAGTAGTCTTCATAGCGGTCTTTTTTGGTGTAATAACGATAAATTACCTCGCCTGTTTCACTCAAAAAGACGTTCATCTGATCAGGATTTAGCGGAAAGAGCGATTTAACGTTTCCATCATTAAAACGCTCAATCTTGGCGTAGGCATTACCTCGCAGACACCAATGCATGACCAGAGTCTGAATGAACTCAAAAGGAGTCATCATGTAGTTTGGTGAGACAGCCAGAATGCTGTTCAGATTGCTCTTAAAATCCAGTCTGCGCTCACCGTTATCGTTGACAAACACTTCAATCGGCAGGGAGGCAACGGTACGTGACAGTAAATCCACACACGCCCAGACCACTGGGATTTGCACAGCCTTCTCTGAGGTAAAGGGCTGTGAATTCGTGGTCACCGGCACCATTGGCTGTGAATTCTGCCAGCCGGCATGATCACCGGTAGGACCAGATGACCTAAAGATCCATTTAAAAAAATTCATAAATCACCTTAGAAATTCAACACTAATGGTTCCGTTCCTGATTTTTTGGTGCTGTCAATATAGTCAACCGAGACGTTCATAAAAATTGACTGCTTGATGCACATGATTAAGGCCACAATGCCGTCAATCTTGTTCTCAGGCTGCTCCTTGCGCGGATAGACATTCTCTTTGGCATCCAGATGGGCCACAACGTTCGAGGCCATCCACTCAAGCACCGGATTGCCATCGGTGTGCAGCAGTCTCTGATAACACAGTGACTGCATTTCTTTCATTGCCTCGGAGAAATTCTGCACCGTAGGCTTAATCTCAATCATCGGGATACCCTGCTGACTGAGATTGGAGGCCAACTGATATGCCTGCCACGGATCAAAAGCGACCGCCAGCGTGTCAAAACGCTGAGAATCTTCCTCGATATAGTGCTGAATTGCCTCCAAATCGTTGATTTCTCCGTCTGAAACGTGGATCAACCCCTGTTTTGCCCAGGACTGATACTGTGAATTGGTGGAACTTAACAACTTTTCTGATGGCAGCCAGAACTCAGGAAAAGCGTAAAAATGAACCTTTTCATCGTCTTCAAGACGCCAAAACAGTCTGACAAGTGCGGTAATATCTGTTTTTGCCGCCAAATCGAGGCCATAAATGCACGGATAGCCTTCAAAATCGCTTAATTCAAGTTCAGGCCGGTAGCACTTGCGCCACTTGCCCATCTGCAGGAAGGCGCTGTCAGCATTACACCAAACATCAAGATGCTTGGTCTTAAAGTTGTTCTCTGAAGCCGGGTCTGTCATAGCCTTGGAGAGTGTCGCAAAAATCTCCTTTGGCATAACTGAGACACCCCAATTAGGATTTGCCTTGATTAGGGAACTTTCTTCACGCCAGTCATCGCCCTCATCAATTGAATAAACGATACCAAACTGAGAATCACCTTCGGCAGAGCCGTCAAGAAGCTTCAGAACGTAACGTCTCAGCTCCATACACACGCCATCAAGGTTGAATCCTGCGGTGGTTATGCACCACATCAGTGGCTGAGCACGTTTACCAATAGAAGTTTCTACAACGTCATACACTTCACGCGTTTTATGGGCATGAAGCTCATCAATGATGCCACAGTGGGTATTCAGACCGTCAAGACGAGAACCATCAGCGCTCTTGGCCTCAAACTTTGAATTGGTGCCCAGCACCACCATGGAATGAGCAAGCACAGACAGTCCAAAAGCCTGCTGCAGTTTCTTGTTTGCCCTTGCCATGGCCTGAGCATCGCCAAAAACAATCTTTGCCTGGTCTCGTGTGGTAGCAAAAGAGTACACATCAGCGCCCTTTTCACCGTCACCACACAGCATGTAGATGCCTATACCTGAAGACAAGGCACTCTTACCGTTGCCTCTTGGAACTTCCACATAGGCACGGGTAAATCTGCGGTTGCCCTGGTTGTCTACCCAACCGAAGACAGTAGTCAGAATGAAGACCTGCCACGGCTCAAGATGTATGTTTTCGCCTGCTTTCGGCCCTTTGACGTGGGTCAGCAGTTCGATAAAACGGCAGACACGGGCGGCTTTATCCTCATCAAAGTGATATTGCCAGTTTCTGCGTTTCAGATCGTTTTTCTGACGTTTACAGGCCTGTTTGACGTAACGGCACGCAGGAATAGTGCCATTGAGTACATCTGCAATGTACCTGTTGGCAATTTCAACATACGTCATAGGTTCAAAAACTCGTTTTCGTCTTTTGGCTTGGTGGACATATTCACTTTAGAGCGTGATGCCGGAGTAAAGCCAAGTTCGGTCAGATACTGTCTGAGCAGGTGTTTCAGCTCATTCTGATATTTGGCTACAGGATGCGGTTTTGACAGCCCGGTTTTCTCATCCTGAATGAAATGACCTTCCTTCTTGAGCGTCTCTTCACACTCGATTATCTTGGCCATAGTGTCAGCCCAATTGGCAAACACCGAGAAATCAAGAGAAGTCAGCATCGCTTCCGGAGCCTGTTCAACCGCAAAGGT